ATTATTACCACCACTTTGGGGTATATGTGCTAATCTTTGAATTTGAACTGACCACCAATCTCCATTAAAAAATGGTAGATAAATTGGATCCGTTTTAAAATAACCTGTTCCTAATGCTCCCTCAAGAACAGATCCTGATATTACAAAAGACATACTAGCGTATGTATTATATGATGAATCAACTGATCCTGAGTAAGATCCTGAATTTGAACCTGATTGTTCTAATGTTATACCAAATTCTCCATTTCCTAATCCATTAAATTCTGTTCCTGGTGGTGATTCAAAAGGATTTCCTTGTTTAAGTAAAAGAGATCTTGAAATACTAGTTGTTCCATCTACTTTTTCTGCTGTTTTAAATCTAAATTGAATACAATCTGCTACTGCTAGTTCACTATCAGCAGTATAATTTCCAGTTAAACATTGCCAAGGTATAGATACATTAGCACTTGTATTTCCTTCATAAGCTTTATAATCTGCTGTATTATAAACACTTTCTGTGTTTTTAGTAGCATAGGATGTAAATGCTGTACTATATCTGTCTTGCCATAAATCATAGTCATTTTCATCATCTCTATTTTTACCCCCAAATTCACTAATACGTAACATTGTGGCAGGTACCCCCCATATATTTATAAGTTGTCTTAAACCTGTTATAGTTCCTTTTCTTTTTACTAAAGAAACCATATTAGCATAAACTCTTTTATAAATTTCTTGGCCTTGATTATTAATAGGATATGGATTACCTGGATCTAATAATTGAACTATATATCCTAATGTTGTAAAATCTTTATCATAATAATTAACTATTGAACCTGATGTAATATCAACATATCTTGAGATATATTCTTGTCCTGATCCTGTTGGGGGAAGTACTCCTACATTTGCAGGATCAAATAATTGTGAATTAAATGAATTTCCATAAGTTTCCCATCCCATACTTTCAACTGCTTCATCTGCCATTTCTAATGGAAGTGCTCTAGAACCTGTTAAAGCATTTGTTGTACTTCTAACATTACTTAAAGCTTCAGTATACAAATACATTTCATCAAATGCTTGACCCACCATATTAGTAAATTTAATATAAGGTGTATTATCAGTATCTGAGTTAATGAATGGAGGTATTAAATGATATAAATAATCTTTATTATTTTCATCATATAATGAAGCAGAATATAACATATTTTTACCTGAAGAAAAATATGCTCCAGTTTCATCTGTAGTTCCTATCCAATTTTTTACTTGTGAACTTGAATAAGAATACAATTCATAAGGATATGTTGATGTTGATTTAGGCCAAGAATTAGAACTTGTCATATAATACAAGAAATAATCATACCCATCAAAAGTTTTTATTGTATCTATTATATTCTGATCTTGAGTTGCTTTACTTTGAGAATATTGAGTTGAAGCTGTTACATCACCTGTTACAGAATCTAATGACGCTAATTCGGCTTTATAACTTTCTATATTTTTAACTTTTGTATGAAAGTTTGTTAATCTTTGCTCTGCTGATGAAAAATGTACAAATTTACTCCAATCACTATAATTTGGTTTTATTTGAACTCCTCTTTGATTTTTAAGTTGGTCAAACAGATATTTAGAACTAGAATTTTTAGTTTGAGTTAAATCACTATATGATTTATAAATTGATGAATTATTTACTTTATCAGCTACAGGAATATTAATATTAGGACCTGCTATATAAGTTAAATCATCTACTGTTCCTAAATCTTGAGTAAATTTTACTTCATATGCTACTGTTTCTGCTACTTTAGTTACAATTGAACAAGTATCTAAATCAGAATATGATGAAGGTAAAGGTTTATATAATTTAATTAAAATTGATGCTTCTCCATTTTCAGCTAATTCTAATTCAGTATTAACTGCTATAAAAAGATTATTTTCACCAAAATTAATATAATATTCATCTTTATAATCTTCATTTGTTATTTGATCTTTAAAAGTAGCAAATAAAGTTGATATATCATTGTTTGTTATATAATTATTTTTTAATCTTAATTCTGTTCTATCAGAAGAGATTTCTGATATAAAATAAGGTTGTAATGAACCTACTTCATATCTTAAAAAATTATATAAAGCAAAATAATCTCCAGTTGAATATCCTTGAAAATAAATATCATTAACAGGATCTAATTCTATAGAATAAACTGGAACTGAGTATGAACTTGGGTCTGATGTTTCCATCCCATTAACCCCTGCTGTTGATGATCTTGGTGGGTAAGTTTCTTCATCTAATGAAGTATCTATTTGGTCAGGAACTATATAATCTTGATAATTTGGCTTGCTATATAATAATGTTTTTCCTTTTGTATAAATATAAAATTCAATAGTATCCTCAGATGGGATAAATGAACTTGAAAGATTAGTTGATGGAACTATAGCATCCAGATTTAATTCATAACCTGAGTAAAATAGCTCTTGTGGATTAACACTTGCTACTGATGATGAAATTGGTATAGCCATTACTTATTTTTATTAACTAGTTTTATATTCATTAACTTCCTTCTGTGTTTTCACCTAATGGGTTTGATTCTCCATCAACAGAATCAGCAAATCCAGCTGTTCCTAAAGAATCTCCAATATCTAAAGCGTCATTCATTATTCTTAAATTTTCTTCTCTTAATGCTGCTATTTCATCTAATAAAGCTTGAATTTGATCATTTATGTATTCTGAGTCTGCATATTCTAAACTCGTCTTACCAATGTACTCATGAGAATTAAATTCTCCAAGTTTAGGTATTTGATAGAAAAATTTATCATATAATGCCCAAAAATCAGCCATCGTAGCTAAATTTATATCAAAAAAACTTTCATCTACCTCTTGTTTTAATTGAGTAAAAGAAGTATCTACAGTTTCATTAAATTCTGATTTATTAAATACGTTTTTATGTAAATTTGCTAGTTTTTTCATCCATTAATTACTTTAAAATTAATATTTTCATCAAATACATTCATTGTTCCATCCAATGTAGTTTTAATTAAAATTGTATAATATCTTTCAGGTTCTAACCCATTCATATAAACATCAAAATAACTACTTTTACTATCAGCACTAATCTTTGTATAAACATCATCAAATTCTATAACATATTCATTAGTTTCTGAGTCTTTAATTGCATAATATGATGCTGTAGGTAAGAAATAATTTGTTGTGTAAATTGAGCTTGTAGAAAATGTTCTTGTTGGGTATTTAGGTATAGCTGCTATTCTAAATCTTTCAACACTTTGAGTAAAGTAAGTATTTTGATTATTATAAATTGACATAAATGCCTCAGCATTATCTAAAATAGTATTTGTTGAAGATCCCGTATTCCATGTATAATCATCAAATTTAAAATCTAATAAAGGAGGATAAATAGTATTAGTATCAATAGAATAATATCTAATAGTTTGAGCTTTAGATTCTGATGGTATAAATTCTACTGTTTTAGTTTGTTTAACTAAAAATCCTTCATTAGGTATATCACCTCCACTTATAGCTTTAGATTGGCTAATCCAAATTTTTACAGTATTTGTAACATCAACGTTTACATCTAGTGGATCAGAATAACTTAAAATTTGTGATTGTGTTATATCTAAACCAGATGTTGAACCTGTATACCAAGTACCACCTCCATTTCCCCCAATAGCAGAATTATAAGAAGCGGTTGTATTATTATTTAAAGGACCATCAATCCATTTTCCTGAACCTGATGAATTTTTAAACATCCAAGTTACTCCATTTTGAGTTTCTGGGTCATTTCCAAATTTTCCTGTTCCCATATTCCAACTTTGAGATACAGGATAAATTTTTAATGTAGTATCTTCATTTAGATTTGTTACTAAAGCAGCATAATTTCTTAAATTTACTTGATAATTTCTTTTTGCTATTGTTGAAGATGTAACATAAGTATCAAACACATTATTAATTTCTGTTTGTGAAAATTTTAACAAATATCTACTTGTTTGACCAGCAGCATTTTTTACGTATGTAGATGCTTCCAATATCTGATCTAGCCCAGTATTCATACTAGGATATTCACTATATATTGAAGCGTCTTTTGTTGGATATATTTTATATACTGCCATTTTTTTATTTTTAAGGTATATTTACTTTACTTTTATCTATATCACCTGGTACAACTCCTGTTATATCATCACTTGGTGGTGATGGTTCTGGGTTAGGAGGGGTTTCTGCTTGTATTCCTTGTATTGAATTCCAATAAGTATTTTCAGGAGTATATCTTTGAACCTGAACTGTACTTATAGTATCTCCACTTTGTAAATTTACATTTTTATATTCTCCTGTTGGAATACTTGGAGCTACTCTATTTGGTCCTCCTGTTCCTCCTTGAGGTGTACCCGCGGATTCATCAGTATTATCTAATCCTGTTATACCTAATTGAGTTTGAGCATTTTGAAAACTAGTTTCTCCTAAAGTTCCTTCATTTCCTGTATAATACGGATTTTGAGGTGAATATTTATGCTCAAATCCAGAATTTTGATCATTAATAGGTCCTCCTAAAGGTAATGAATTTGTAAGATCTAAATTTGTTTTATTAAATGTGTTTTTTAATCCTTTTTCGTCTGCCATAATTTATTTATTTAAAATCCAACTACCCTTCCTATTATATCACTATTTGGGTATTTTAATTCAAATACCATAGGATCTATAGAGGGGTAAATAATATCATTAATAGTTGCTCCTTCCATATCATAAGCAAAATCAGAATATCCTAATGATGTTCCTGCTTTATTTGTTATTTGTACATTTTTAACAGTTTGTACTCCTTCTACTTTATCTAAAAGTATATAAAGATGTTTATATACAATAGGCATATTTAAATTCCATTTATCAATTTCAAAATAATTTTTTAATGCTTCTATACAATCTGTTAGCACAGTGTTATTATTGAAATTAGGTAAAACCATTATATCAAATTCAATTCCTATATTAATAATATATGCATCTTTTATTGTTATAGCATCACCTATCATTCTATATTCTGCCAAATAAGTTTTTAAATTTTGTTTTAATGTAGCAGAAGCTGTTCTTAATTTTTTATTACTATCATAAGATAAAACATACATATCTAATATAGATGGAATTGTTCCTGCTTCATATTCTCCAATTACTGTTGGTTGAATATGAGCTTTAGCAATTGTACCTAAATTAGAAGGCATACTTAAAGCTCTAATTAAATAATCTTGTTGGGTTACTGTTCTTAATTGGTTTTGGAAATTACCTAAAGCATTTTGTCTAATTTCTTCTATTGTATCTCCATCTTGTCCCCCATCAGCTGCTGCATCATTAGTAACTGCTACAGAATCAAATACAGTTTGTGCTGTTGCATCTGTTAAATTTGGATTAACAAACACCATTCCACTTGTATCTAATGATGTTAAATCATCAGCATCAACATTAGCTGCTAATCCTCCTCCTGTAATATATCTAACTGTTAATGTTGTATTTGAAGGAGCAATACCATAAGTATCTGTAAACATAAAATTTAATGGTGAAAATGCTGTTGTTAGTCTATCTTTTGAAAAAGGTAATCCTAATCCCACATTATCTGGGTTTGGAACAATATTTTCATCATTATCACTAACTGTTCCTGCTCCAAATTCTAATTGTAATACATTTTGTGATAAAAATCTTGTAGTAAATCTCCTTTGAGTTCTTTTAACAGATAATATATTAGGAGTATCATCTTGAACTGCATTTGGGTCATTAGCAGGTGTGTTAGCTATTGTATTAAATACGCTATCTTGCGCTAAATTATCTACTTCATACCATTTATTACCATTTGAATCAGTTACATCTAATACGCCTACAATGTTAGAAGCTGCTATTTGTCTTGTATTAAATCTTTGTGGGGAAGTAAAAACTAAAGGTGTAGTAATTATAGCTCCAGATATAGCTTTACGTGTTTTTTTCAATAACCACATATTAGGTTCTGTTCCTGTTAAGGAATATACTGATACTGTTGTTGGGTTTAATGAACTACTTACTGAAAAATCTACTTCATCTTCTACTATAAATTTAATTTGTGAATTTGAATCAGAAGTAATTTGTGCATTAGCTGGTATTTTTAATGCATAATCAAAATCCGGAACTTTTCCACCTGTGCCTGATGTTTTAGATGGTACTTGTTGATAAAAAGTTATAGTTGCTGTTGCAACAGTAGTTACTTTAGGTTTATAACCCATCATATACGCTAAATTATATACATTTGAATTTTGTTGAGCGTATTGTATAAATGTTTCTTGGATTTGATTATCTAAATAAAAAGATAAAACATCACCTACATAGGCAGTCATTTCAATAAATAACATTCCTGTACTAGATTTTGAAAAATCATTGTAAGTATTCGGAAAATAAGTTTTTGAATAATCTATAAGTGAATTTCTTATAGTATTAAAATCCCTATTTGTATATTTTATTATTCTATTTAAATCAGCCATTTAATTGTATATTTAATTCATCAACAGTATCCATATTCATAATTTTATATTCTAATATGAAATTTATAGTATATTGATCTTCTAATCGTATAAATTGTGTTTTTACTACTGTAACCATAGGAAATTCTTCTGCTATAGTATTAGTAATTCTTTCTTCTAGAATTGAATTTGAACCTTCAGTTATTCCTTCAAATATTAATTCTCTTAAATTAGCCCCAAAGTTTGGTCTAAATACTCTTTCTCCTTTATTCGTTAACAACCAATTAATCAAATTAGCTCTAACAACATCTCTGGTCGTATAAGTAGGATTAAATACAGCATTCCCTGACATAGGAAGGCTAAATCCTAATCCAGTACTACCTGTATTAGTTGTTTCTACTATTTGCTTAATTATAGTTGCCATAATTATTTACTATTCATTAACCCCATTATTTGATCCATTCCTACTTCACCTTGTGGTAAAGATCCATTTGCTGTGTCCATACCTGGGTTTGGTACAAAATTTTGTGCTTGTTGAGAAGTAAATTGTCCTGCTGTTTCTCCTAAAATATTTTTATAAGCTTCTCTTTTTTCTTGAGGAGACATTTGTGGTTGTGAATTCATTACTGGAGTTTGAGGTGTAGGTGTAGGAATTCTAGATTCAACCATTTGTTGAGGTTGAACTATTTTTGTTCCTTTTACTGCTTCTAATAAAATTTCCTTTAATTCTTCTTGAATTACTTCCCTAACTACTTCTTTAATTGCTTTTTTTAATGATTCTAATTTCATTGTGTTATTTTTTTATAAATATTAAATAATTTAAATTTTACAACCAAGGTGCATTTGGATTTGCTACTTCCACCCATTGATTTCCATCCCATTGTACCTTTTTAAAATGTCTAGTAATTCTAGTATTACCTTCATTAGATATTCCTGTTGGATATGCAGAATCATTTGGCTTTCTACTAAATAACCCATGCATAAATAACCCATTACTTCCAATTCCAGGAGAGTTTGGATCATCATATACATTTGCACCTTCTATTTCAACATCATTACCATTTGCATCTTGTCCTACTCCTAATCTTGTTGAATAAGTTTCTCCATCTTTAAAAGGTGGTGCTGTTCCCCTAGAATTAGGCCATTCATTATCTAAATCAAGTCCCCCAACTGATGAATAATCACCAAACCATGTACCTCCTTTCCACATTGACCAAGTTATTTCATAAACTGCTTGTCTAACTAAATTTACTCCATCTTGCCATTGATCATTTTTAAATCTTCCTGTCTGTACTGCTCTTTTTACAGTGTGTAAAAATTGAGCATTTGTAGGATCATAACCAGGATCATCTTTTAATCCTCTTCTACCTAATTTATCAGCTTCTTCATATATATAATTTGCTTGTTCATCATTAGCATTAAATACATCTTTAATCCAAGCTTTTAAATTTCTTCTTCCTGTTTGGAATGACCAATTTATACTTCTTATTGCTTGATCTAATACAGTTCTATTTTCTTCTGCTGCTTTAACTTGAAGCCAATGACTTGGACCATGGTCTAATGCACTTTGATATAAATCCCAAGCTAAATCATATATCTCATTTGCCCAAGATGTTTTTATATCCATTATTTCCCAATCTCCCCATGTTTGTAATTGAATTTCAATTACTTTTGTAGGTCTATTTATTTCTTTTTCATCAGGTGGAGGAGGTGGTGGAGGTATTAAGCTTAAATCTATATCCATACCTAAAGTATCTATACTAAATTTCATTTCATTAACTAATACTTCTATTGATGAACTATATGAATAATCATTATATAAATATTGTACATCTTCTTGGTTTGATACAGCAAGTTCTAAATTAAATCCATTTACAGGATCAATATTAGGGTCAATTACCCCATCAACATATAATGTATAAGCCCAAATTCTTCTTCTTGGAAATGGGTATTCATTACTTTCATCTCTTTCCATTTTTAAAAACCAACCATTATAAAATAATCCTGGGTGGCCTTCTAAAATAGCTATTAATTCTTCTTCTGATAAATTATTGTCTGCTATACTAGAAAATTGACCTGTGTCTAATAATGTAAGATTTATTTCATCCATTAAAGCTGTTGTTGCTGCTCCTTTCCCTTCCTCTTCAGATATACTACCCCAAATTCCATTATCATTATTATCTGGTGGATATTTATTTTTATTAGTTTCAAATGCTGAAAAGTAAGATACTATTTTTACTACATCATCATGATAATATTGTTTATCATCTTTCCATTTATCTGTTTTTGGTTTTGAATTTAATATTTCCCATTTATCAGTATTAGTTTCTGGATTACTATCTATACTATTGTCTATTGCTTTATAATATACTGTAACAGAACATTTATTATCAGTTCCATCTACACCATTTACAGTACCTGTTCCAACAGCATCGCCTGTTCCTCCACCACTACCCCCATCATTAGATCCATTATAATCTTTAGTAGGAGACCATTCTAAACTATTATCAACTTCTTTAATTAGACATTGATTTGTTGCCATATCAATAGATTCTAATGTTTTTAAAGCTGCTTGTAAAAATTTATTAATGAATTTTAAAGCTATAGGAATACCACCTATTTGACCTTTTCCTGTTTTTACTATCTGTCCTAATGTATCTAATACATCAGATAATGTAGTTAAAACATTAGCTGGTACACCTACTCCTGGTGGAACTGATGTTGGAAATGGTAATTTTTTAATAATTTTAATTGATATATCTAAAGCCGTTAAAATTGTATCTATTGTAGTTGCAGTTTTATCTAAAACAGATATAGGTTTTGCTATTGTTTCTAAAGCTGATTGTATTTGATTTTTTTGTGCATTTAATGCTATTAATTCTTGTTTTGGAGGACATCCTTCTACTTCAAATTTTTCTGCTATTTTTTGCAATGCCCCATCAAATTTGACTAAATTCAAACAAGACTTAAATGCTAATTTTACTATGACTTTTTCTAATCCCATTATTTAGTAAATGATACTTTTGATTTAAAAGCAGTAATCATAGCTCTACAAACCTCAGCTTGTGCTAAAAGTGGAGCTGCAGTTGCTGCTATACCAGGATTTGGCATACCCGGTGCTATTACTGTTGTTGGTAATTCCCCTAATAAAGAAACTAATTCTTTACATAATTTATCAAATTCTTTTAAAAATTTGTTACCTAATATTACTGGTTCTGTTGCGTCTTTAGCTCCTAAGAATACAAACTTTGTTTGAGATACAAAATTATTAGGAGCATCTATAGTAACACTATCATTAGAATTAAAATTAATAGTTTTTTCAGAACTTAATAAAATAGCATCTGATTTAGCATTAAATAATAATCTTCCTGATGTTAAAATAACTTGATCTTTATCATATTGATCTGGTGTAGTAGGTGGTAAAAAATATGATTTATATTTACTCGCTGCTACATCAATTGGAATTTTTTGTTTTGTAGTTAAATAAATTGAAGTAGGATCTTCATTAATATCTTCTACTTGAGGTACCCATGGATCACTTCCATCATCAGCTTGACCATTTCTAATTATTGTAATAGGATCACCATTGTCTCCTGCATCTGACCAAGGATTTTCAGGAGTGGATCCTTGTGCTGTAGCTCCAAATCTCATACTTTGTCCCCATCTACCTTCATATAATACATCCCCCTCAAAAGGTTGTAAATTTCTAACATCTAAATTTTCTGAAAAATAGTTTCCTAAATCAATTTCTGTAGAACCATCAGATACTCTTCTTACTAATCCTGCTTCAGTTTGATCATAATCTTGAGCTTGTTCTGGATTATTTGTTAAATTACTAGGGACTGCATTATGATGACAGCTATTCCATACATTTATAGGTTGAAAATAGTAATAAGAAATATCTGTAGAATTATTTTGAGTATCAGCATTTGGTAAACCTATGACATAAACATATTCATTTAATACTGGGAGGATTTTATTATTAGGAAATAAGGGTCTTGCAAAATCACAAGTACCTAAATCTTTTGTTTCTTGAACGTTTATAGGTTCAAACTTAATACCTCCAATAGCATTCCATTGTCCTTCTTCCTCAAAGATATCAGTATTATCTGTATCATTTAGTAATACAAATCTAACTCTAACTCCTTGAATTCCGGTACCACCAATTTTAGTTGCACCTCTTCCTTTTTGAGGTGATAGTCCTAATACTTGTTTAATCGCCATTTTTATTATTCTCTTTAGATAACTTTTCTAGTTTTTCCATTTCTTCTAATAATTCTGCTTTTTCTTCATCTGAAATACCAAATTCTCCATCTTCGCCTACATTTTGTAATGCTCTTTGAATAATAGTAGCCATTTTAATTAATTGCTCATCATTTTTAACACTTATTTCTAAATATTCTTTAATTAATGGAACTATTAAAGTAGCATCTCCTATTTCTTGTATAAGAGGTTTTAATTCTCCTATTAAAGCAGAAATTTGTTTTTTCTTTTCTGTCTGATTATCGTATATTTCATTAAGAATATCTGAAAATTTTTTATTTCCAAATACAATTGAATCTAACTGTCCCATAGTTTTTATTTATAAATATGAGAAAATAAAATTAGTTAGATGGAAAGTAACCATATTCGTAATAGAATATATACTTTTCCTTAAAAACTTTATGTAATCGATTAGCTATTTTAGTAATTTTAGGAGTTTTTACATCAATCATTTCTCTAATATAGATGTATAATGCCTTTTTATTAAAAACATCAATTGCTTCTCTTTTTCTAAATAATTCTAAAATACAATCAGCTATTTGAGCATCATATTCTTTTGGAAAATAATCATATATATTATCTGTTATATGATTAACAAATTTATCTATAAAAAAAGATAATCTATCTCCATCTTTAAAACCTTGTGATGACAAATCATCACTAAAAACATCTTCTTTATCTGAAAATTTAATTATAGTTTCATCTAATTTTTTTGATGACTTTATAAAAGGTGAAGAAGTATCTAAATTTTGATAAGTACTTATATCTTCTACTGATACTTTATCTATTTTTCTTTTGTAATTTTTTTGATTATAAACTATAAGCCATCTTTTTACAATAGTACCAAAATAAGAATAAGCTTTTGCTCCTTTAGCTGGGTCAAATAAATGAATTTTGTCTAAAAGGAAAACCATTATTTCATGTTGTAAATCTTCTAAATTTTCTACATCATCAGTATAATAAAATTTAAAAGTATGTATAATATTTTGAGTTAATTTATAAAAAGGATAATGAATATGTTCTTGATAAATTAAACTTTTTTTCCCTGATTTTCTTGTATTATTATAAAGGACTATAGCATCCTCTGTTTCTTGAGTAAAATAGTTTTTTTTATTTTTTTGATTTCTTTTTTTCCTTATTATATTATCCATAATATTAAATTTTTCTTATTTTAAACTCATTTAATATTTGTTGGATTTTTTTAACTCCTTTAAAGAAAAAACCTACTTCATCATCTGCTTCAAATCTTCCTAATTCATCTAGTTTTTTTAATTTTTTATCTGATATTTCTATTACCTGAGAGAGTTTATCAAGATATTTCATATATTCTACTAAAACATCTTCTTGTCTTTCATTTTTTCTCATAAGATTAAAAGTTGTAAATCCTAAAATTACAACTATTACAGATAAAAGTGTTATTACTAGTGTTTCCATTATAAATTATCTAACATACTTTTTAAACCTTTACTCCCTATATTACTTAAAGCTTTAGATTTTGTTGAAGTACTTTTCTTGTTATCCCCTAATGTAAAATTCTTTTTTTGAGTAACCAAGTTATCTCTAGAAAACTTAGGAAGCCATTCTTTTTCAAATTCGATTCTTGCAGCCATCATATCAGCTTGATGTAAAATAAAAGGTAAAGCAGTTCTTGGTTTTTGTTCTGGCATCCATCCTTTTAAATACTTATCATTAGCAGGATCATACAAACCATCATGTGTTTGAATAGCTAACATTTCATTAAAAGTATATTTGATATCATGTGATTGTAATAAAAATAAACCTCTATCTGGAACTGAAGCAAAAGGGACTTTATTATTAAACATATAATCTTCGCCTAATTTTTCTTTTCTCCATTTATCAGTCTGAGGTATGTAAGAATCTTGTTCTTCATCTCCCATTTTACCTAAATCATGATTAATAGCAGAAAATATAAGTTCTTCAACTGAAAAAGTAGTAACATCTGCACCTTCATCTTTCCATAATTCATATTGTTTAAGAGCACAACGAACTACTCTATTAACATGATCTACATATCCACCTGGGAATGCATTATGATACTCTTTTTTATGAGCTGCTGGCATTAATATTAAACGTTCTGAGAATTTTGTATAGAAATTTAGTAATTTTTCTTTTCTATCTCCTGTTATGTATTTTTCTATATTACTAGTAAATACATTCCAATTATCTTGGATTTGTTCTGCTGATAATTTCATAACTTTTATTTTTTATTATCTATTAAGATTTGAATTGGTATTTATTTCATGTCCTGAAAATGGTTCTCTAGCTACCATTGCTTTTAAATTTCCAACTTTATCTTCAATATTTTGGATTTCATTTCTAAAATCTTGTGCTGATGCACCTGGTCGACCTAACATAGTATCTAATACTTTTAGTCTACCTTCAATTCTTTCAATTTCTCTGGTTATTGTGTCTCTTCCTATCATGTTATTGTTATTATAATTAATGTTATTATTATCCCTAACCCCCTTGTTTCCTTAATCTCTTTAATTTCTCAAAACCCCGTATCGGGAACATAAATATATTTTTTGTGGTAGCCAAATTATGTTTGAAGAAAATCAATAATTTTTTGAAGATGTGCACATTTTTCATATTCTTCAGTTTCTATCCAATATGAAATCCCTAATTCTAATGAAGTTTGTAAATATTCATCTTTATAATGATCTATAGCATCAAGATGTAAGGGATTATCTATATTAATTTTTTTAATCCAATTCCAAGCTTTACTATAAACAATATGTTCTCCAGCTTCCTTCATATCAATAATATCTAATTCAGAATTTGATTTTTTAAAAAAGTTGAGGATTTTTTTATTGAAATTAATATGATTTAATACTAATTTTTTATACATTCCTACCCAATATAGAGGAGTATTTTTATAATCGATAAAAGCTCTATCAGTATCTGTACCATTAAAATCATCATGTGATCCAAATAGTCCAAATATGTTATCTCCT